CATTATTACAATGAGATGATACTGGTTAACAACATAGGTAGTCTGGCTATGAGAGCCGGAAAGCAGTTTAGTAATAGCCGAAAGATTGGTAAGCAGCATCAAAATGTGCTTGTATTCTATAAAGGGGATCTGAGTAAGATTAAGGAAAATTTTCCCGAACTTGATTTCTCGAATGATGATTTGTTTAAGGAAGATTGATAAATTTGGCGAATAACTAGAGAAAAGGATATTCGCCATGAAAATAAAATTATGTATGATTTATCGTGAGGTTTTAGCGAAGAGATTAGAACGTAAACGCAAGCAGTTTATGGAATTGGAGAGACAGATAAATAGTGAAGGTGTTTCTTCATCGGTGGATAAGCGCAAATATATTGAGTTGAAAGCTATCGTGAATGAATTGGAGAATTGCCTTGATATGGCGGATTCTATGTTTAAATTTAGTAAGGAAGAAAAAGGAGAGTAGTATTTAATGGCAAAGTATAGTCAAAAATTGGTGGATCGAATTTGTTCTCTTATTCGGGAGGATAGCTATACTATTGCCGAGATTTGTGATTTGGTCGGTATAAACAAGGATACTTACTATACTTGGATGAAAACAAAATCCGACTTTTCCGACTCTATAAAAAAAGCGGAAGACGCACGGATGCAATTCTTTGTTGCCGAGGCCCAGAAGTCTTTATTAAAGAAGATTCAAGGTTATGAGGTGGAAGAGTCGAAGATCACGTATGTCGATAGTGGTAAACCTGTGGTTGATGAGAATGGAAAAGAGAAACAGAAACCTAAGATCAAAGAGAAAACTATAGTCAAGAAGCATATCCAGCCGGATACCGCTGCTATTATTTTCACCTTGACAAATGGTAATCCAGATCGTTGGAAAAACAGGCAGGATTCTAACATTAGTGGGCTTACTCCCGTAAGTAAGTTTGAGGGGATGACCGATGAGCAATTAGAGGATTTTATCTATGGAGAAAAACAGAAGAGAGATATTGTTGTTGATGGCAGAGGCGGCGGATGTGCTGAGACGCCGGAAAGCGAAAAATGATTTTTGGTCATATTGTTTATATTATGACCCGAAATTCTTTTCCAGACGCTTATTTTTGAAACATGTGGCGGACGCTTTTACTCGTGTGTATGATTCTTATCAAGATGGTGTTATTCGCAGGTTGGCCGTTTCCATGCCGCCACGTGCCGGTAAGTCCTATATATCCTCGTTGTTCATCGCTTGGATGCTCGGTCACTTCCCGGAAGAGTCGGTCATGCGCAACTGCTGTTCCGATACGCTGTATAACAAGCTGTCTTACGACACGCGCGACATCGTCCGTTCTTCCCGGTTTAAGGAAATCTTCCCAGATATACAATTGCGTGGTGATAAACAGAACGTGCATGGCTGGAGCTTGGAAGCTGCCCGGCAGGTGAGTTACTTCGGGGCTGGTGTAGGCGGTACGGTGATCGGCTTCGGTGCTTCTATGTTGGCTATGACCGACGACTTGTATAAGAGTTTGGAGGATGCACTATCTGACACCAATAACGAAAAGGTCTGGTCGTGGAAGCAGGGAACGCATGATTCCCGTATCGAAGGGAATTGTTGCTCAATCGACATCGGTACCCGCTGGTCGGCTACGGACGTTCTCGGCCGTATGGAGGAAATGGGGAAATATGACGAGATTATTCGTATCTCTGCCTTAGATGAAAACGACGAATCATTCTGCGAGGACGTACATACGACGGAATATTACCGAGAGCTACGGGAAGAAACAGAGGACATGATTTGGTGTGCTGAGTATATGCAGGAGCCGATCGAGGCGATAGGATTGTTGTTCCCCAAATCCGAACTCAATCGATTCAAGCTGGCGGATATTGAGGGCAAACAGCCGGACGGCGTCATTGGTGCGACAGACGTGGCCGACGAAGGAGACGACGATTTCTGTGCACCGTTTGCCAAGGTATTCGGTACGAAGTATTTCATTACCGATGTTTTGTTTACGAAGGATAATGTAGAGATTACCGAACCGAAGCTGGTTTCCTTGATCCTTGATACCCGTTGCGACAATATGCGTATCGAGAGTAACAACGGTGGTCGCATATTCGCTCTCAATGTTCGTAAGGCTGTGAAGTCAAAGAACGAGAAATGTATCATTCAGGCGAAACCGACAACAGCCAATAAGGATACACGTATCTTGTTGAAGTCTGGTTGGATTAAGAAGCATTGTTATTTCTTGGAAGAAAGCGAGTATAAGAAAGGTTCGGATTACGACCGGTTTATGAAAGCTTTGACCAGCTATAAGAAAGAGGGTGGTAACAAGCATGATGATGCGCCGGATGGTATGACAATACTTGCCGAGAATGTAGAGTTTATTGGGTTGTGCAAGGCTAACTCTGTACGTCGGGTCGCAAGAGGACGATAATTGGCAAAATGAAAGTGTTTTTCTGATATTTGTGACACGTGTTAGATAAAATCCCGATATTTTTCTGCCACATACTTGCGTTTTGATATGTGTTTTTGGTTTTTACATTTCAAAGTGAACTTGTTTATACTGGTCGTATTGACAGCGAAAAACTATTTGCTTTTATATTTTAGCATAAAACAATTATGCCAAGTATAAGCGAAATTCTTGCGAATGAAGATTTTGGGCAGGTAGTCAGTACGTTATGTATCGATACGATTGAATACCGGGAACCAAGAGAATATTACAGAGAATACCACGGTGAGCGCCGGCGACGTAAAACTTCTGTTGGCTGGCGTGAGCCTAAGCGTTTAGAAGTCTATTCGGATACTTTGGTGGATAAAAATGGTGAACCAGTACGCCTTCCTGATAAGATCGTAGATGTGGCCCGTATCGTAACCAACTTTCCGAAGAAGGAGGTGCGTACCTCTGTCGCTTTCCTGTTCGGCGGGCAAATGACGATTACCGGAGCTGATCAAAACGATGGCTTTCAAGAGTTCAAGCGTGTATGGGAACGCCGGTTGAAGATGCAATCCGTCTTGAAGTCATTCGCTCGCAAGGTGCTTTCTGAAAGTAAGGCTGCTCTTGTGTTCTATCCGTATACCTCCAAAGGATTAGACGGCAAATTGATTACGGAGTTAAAAGTAAAAACACTTTCTGTTCCCCGTAATGAAAATACTTTCTCTGAATTTTATCCCCATTTCGACGATAACGATGATATGGATGCCTTTATCCATCGTTACCAAGTGAACTCTAATGGTATGATCCGGAACAGCTGCACGATTTGGATGGTGGATAAGATTATTACGGCTATCGATGAAATGGGGGGCTGGGTGATAAAAGAGGTTCCCAATCTATTTGGGAAAATTCCGGTTGTGTATGCCGATGTATTCCAACCTGAATGGGATGAAGTAGCGTTTCTGATGGATGCTCGTGAAATGCGTATTTCTCGCATGGTGGATACAAATGATTACTATGGTGATCCGATGTTGAAGACATTCGATGTGGCTGACCTGCCGACTAAAGACACTGTCGGCAAAGAATTGTCTTTTACGTCTAAAGTACATCCGGAAACGCAACAATTGTATCATGGCGATGCGGAATACCTTACTTGGAACGGCTCTCAACCATCTGTGGATAAAGAGTTGGAAGAAACCAAATGCGAGCTGTTTTCCGGTACATCCACGCCAGACCTTTCCTTTGACAATTTGAAAGGCATTGGCAACCTGTCCGGTGTCGCTCGTAAATTCATGCTGATGGATGCGACCATCAAGGCGAGTGAGAACATGGAAACATTCGGTCCGGTCGTACAACGTTGTGTGTCGGTCGTGTTGGCCGGGATATGCAATATTACCAACATCAAGTATCGTCCCCAGCTGGTAAACAACCTGATCGATGTGGAATTTGGTTCCATTTTGCCGGAAGATTTGGCTGAAACCTTGCAAACACTCTCTGTTGCCAATGGAGGCAAACCGATTAACGCTCAGCGCACGGTTACGGCTCATTCTCCGCTAACAGAAGACTTGGACGAAGAAATGAAGCTGATGGAGGAAGAGGAAGATACAGCAGCGCAACGCAATAATATGATCGGCTTAACAATGGGATATGGAGAATGAAAGAACTATCATTTCATGAGCGACAATTCCTGCAATGTCTGTTCCGGCAACAAGGTAGCATAAAGTATTCGTTTGACGAGTTTGTCCGTAGGGTAGGACCTCTTCTGGCTAAATGGTCGGATCATGGCGGTGACCGTGTATGGATAGGCAACGCTACCATAGAGAAGCAAATCGAACGTCTGTTGGATGACCTGCATACGCAGCTCGTAAGCAATATATCCAATACAGTTACCGATGTATGGAATTTAGGCAATAGGAAAGCGGATGAACTGGTAACAGGTTATATCAAGGATATGGCCATATCCAGTACGTTGAAGGATAAGATGTTTTCCAGAAGTGCAGATGCGCTGAATACCCTGTTGAAACGTAAGGATGAATTTGGTAAAACCATATCCTCCCGTGTCTGGGATATAACGGACGGAGCTATGGATAATCTGGAATATTATCTTTCTTCGGGTTTGTCCTCTGGTCGTCCGGCAGCGTTGATCAGCCAAGATATACGGCAATTACTAAACGAACCCAACCGTCGTTTCCGCCGTGTAAGGGATGCGAATGGCAAATTGGTCCCATCCCAACCGATGAAAGATTATCATCCGGGGCAGGGTGTTTATCGCTCGTCTTATAAAAATGCTCTTCGCTTGGCTGCGACGAAAACAAATAAAGCGTTTCGTACTGCCGACTACGAGCGTTGGCAGAATATGGATTTTGTGACTGGTATAGAGGTGGAGCGTTCGCCGACGAATCACGGGCCGTGTCCTGTGTGTGATGCCAAGGCTGGCAAATATCCGAAAGATTTCAAGTTTACCGGATGGCATCCGCACTGTATATGTGTGGCTACGCCGATTATGATGGATCATGAGGAGTTCGCGGAATGGTTGCTTAGTGATAGAAAAGTAGAAAAAGATAGTATTTCAATTCAATATTCAAAAGATAGGGCAAAAGAACTACAAAATTGGGCTAAACAGTCTTTGTTAAATAGCTCATTCTCTCATAAAGATTTTCCGATACAAGTTAAAATGACAGGAAAGTCTATTAAAGAGTTCTTGAATCAGCCTCATAAGTTCAAGAAAGAGAAAAACGAATTGATTAAAAATATAGGAGCGGTATTCGCCGGTTCGGATTACAAGGGGTATACCGAATACCACAAGGATAATCCTATGATCAAATATTCTCATGTCTTTGAAATTGACTTGAAAGGTGAGAAAAGTTGGATTATTGTAAGAGAAGATATAACAGGAAAAGCGGTCCTTTATAGTATATCGGATAGTGATAAGGTTTTGACTGGTATAAAAAAGAAGTAGCCCGATAGACCATCACACGTGGAACTACAATCCACGGCTGAATCTATCAGACTACTCTTTTTGCAAAAATATAAATAATCTCCTAATTGTCTAACGATTTAGGAATTTTAATCGTCAAAGTCAAGAATAAGCTGTTTCCCGTTAGCCTTCCATTGCTCAAATGAGTAGTCCACGGTCATATTCATTTGTTTTGTGGCTTTGGCTAGCTTATTTTTGGCTTCATGGAATTCTTTCTTCAAGATCTGAATACGTGCCCAATCCTCAGCCTGTCGTTTCTGTTTCTGGTTGACGAAGCTGGCGTAAGAGGAGAAATGATCATATAATACATCGTAGCACTGCATTTTGTACTTAATGACTGAGGGTCTTGCTTCTTCATCAACACGGTTTGTGTCGATTGAAAATAACCAACCAAAGACATATCGAAGGGGAATACAATACATCTCACGTTCTTTCCCGTCTGCTGCAACCGAGGTCATGATGACCCCGGTTGAATTTAATATTTCATCACGATCAATTCTATTACGTTGAGCTTTGGCATCTATGCCAAGAGCATCACAAATAGGTTTGATAGGAACTAGTTGTCTTGGATCATTACTTGCCATGATAGCCACATTGTTTACTTTTGCAATTTCTTTTGCGTTAAATGATGAATTTTTCATATTTCCGAAAAAAGGCGAGGGCAAAGGGGATTCTGTAGTAAAGTGGCAGTTTACAGAATACACCCGATGCCCTCTAAATTTCCTACTGACGTAACTGCCACGTAACGTCTTTCTGAGATAATATATAAATCAGAAAAACTTTTTCCTGTGGCAGTTGATGACACCTTCTATACTTTCGCTCTTTGCATTTGTAATTTTGCACTTAGCATCTCTGCTTCCTTTTGCATATTTTCGGAAGCATGTTTGATGTAGTATAGCATTCCCTCGGTTCTTCCGATTTCTCGACCGGAATTGAAAGCGGCTTGCAGTTCTGGAGTGGAGTACTTTCCCATTTCGGAGGGTTGGGCCGTTGGTTGTTGGGTACTATTATTTCCCGACAAACAATTCTTCGATGGATTACGCATATCTTTTTTAGAATGTTTGTTTTGATAGAAAATAAAAACGGTTTCACCTTTCCCGTTGCGTTACACCATCGAGGCAGTGGGGTCATTAAACCTTCACACGGGGGTATGAAACCGTTATATATGCTAAACCTACGAATATAAAATATCCGTAGTAATTAAATTTGGTAGCATATCTACCTCGATGTATGTAACGCACCACAAAGATGAGCACTAATTCTGAATCCCACAAGAAAAAATAGAAATACCTTTGCGTTTTCATCTTGTTGTGCTATTTTTGCGTTATGTGGAAAGAGAAATTAGGAAACTATTTGATTGATGTCTCGAAATATATCTTTACAGGTGTAGTGGTAGCGTCTTTATTCAAGGATATGGAAGATAATAAGTGGCTGATTTATGGCCTAGGCTTTACGTCTTCTATTTTAGCCTTAATAGCAGGATTGGTATTAACGAATAAGAAAAAGGAGGATAAGTAATGGGAGCTATAATTGGATTCGCCGTGATAGGCATACCTTGTGCCGCATTTTTGATCTATTGCCTTACGCCTTCTGGCAAACAATGGCTTAGATCCAATCACATGATTTGACAAGATAGATTCTTATAGGAATAATTGAAATGAAGCCTGCCGGTTGTCCGGTGGGCTTTTTTTATACCCGGAATTT